GCTCCGGAACGGATGCCTTGCGCCTGAAGTCCCGGCATCTGACGAGCATAGTCCTGAATCGCGCCGCGCTTCTGTTGCTCAACCACACCGCTCATATAGGGCGACATGTAGTCCTGCATAGCCTGCGTGCCAAACCGGTCAGCACCAACCTGCTGAGGACCTGCCATCTGGAACTGCTGCAACGACGGGGCCTGCGTACCCATGTACGACACACCAATTGGCTGGTATTGCATCGGCTGAAAGGACGACCCCATCTGCCCTGCCTGTTGACCAACTAGCCCTGCTAGCCCAGAAGCTTGCGCAATCTGTTGAGTCGGCCCAAGCTCTGCGGTGCCTCTTATCCCCTGCTGCTGAAGCGGATTAAGCCCAGCAAGACGCTGACCCTCATAAGTCTGATACGGCTGTTTATAGACAAGATCTTCCGCAGTGCCAAGAGCCTTCTTGGCATAGGGCATCAACTCAGGTGGTATCGTGACCTGAGTAACTGTTTGTTGAGTAGGTGCTGAACTACCGCCGCCACCGCACATAACTAAACTCCTACGGCAAACATGCCGCCGACCATGGTCATGCCCATTTTCTGCATGACTTTAGCTTTTGTTTCCGCGTCTTCGCTGGTGAAGACCCCGATGATCAACGGCAGTTTAACTTCATCAGCAAACTTTTTAGCCCCGTCAATCAACATTTTACCTACGCCAGTTTTGCGGTATTCAGGCAGAACATAGAACCAGCCGTCTGCCAAATACTCGGAATCAGAATACCAAGGTGAAGTTCGATGCAATCCAAGGGAGCCAATAAGCTTGCCCTCGTCTTCAACGCCAAACGCCATCTGGTTCACATTGAATACTACCCACTTTACGCCCTTTTCAAGATTGACGTTGGCGGCGCTTAGCGGACCCATCTTATGTTCGGGCACAAAGTGACCGGCAAGAAGCTCGATGATCTTCTTCAAGTCGTCTTCGCTATTCGTGAATTGGCGAATATTCATGCCGGAAGATACTTATCGACATTGACCGCAGGGGCCTGCTTGCTCTTGCCAGTCCTCGCCTTGCGGATCTGCGCCATCATCTTGTAAAGCTTGCGGGATCCTGCATCACTCGACCCGTTACCCAAGTGGGAAACAACGTCTGCCGGGATTACAAACTCACCGTCTGCAAGGCGGGCTTCCTGCTTACCACTAATGTTCGCTTTGATGTCGTCCGACATGCCGTCACCGGGACCACGCAAAAGCTTGCCAGCAGCAGCGTACTGAACATCACCTCCGGCATAGTACAGCTTACCGCGCCTAGCTATGCTTGGGAGTCCGCCCATCGAATCTTCGTCCACTATCTGAGGCTGATATGGTTCCTGTTCAACGCCCAAGTCAGTCCCTAAATAGTCAAACGGGGTATATGTAGGCGGCGTGTAATCAAACACCGGTTCAGGCTGCTGATAAGCAGGAGGCTCGTACACAGGAGGCGCATAATCAAACACCGGCTCGTCCTGCATACCGCGAGGAATGAAGTCGCGGACCTCCGGCTCTTGATACGCAGGGCGCTGGTAGACCGGCTCGGGCTGCTGATATGCAGATGTATCATAAGCCATCGGCTCAGTATCAAACTCCCTTCCGCCCCGGCCTGCATACCCGCTGAAATCGTACGAGGGCTGTTGAGGAAGCGTAGCAGGGGCAGGGGGCTGCGGCCTGTTCATACCCGGCTGGGTGAAAGACCCGGTGTCCGGGTCCCACTGCATACGGCTATCGTTTCCTCGAAAATTGTTGTTAATGATGCTAGCGAGGCCATTCATCCCGCCGCCCATAAAATTCCCAAAGTCAATACCGGAAAAATCAACGCCGTCAAAGTCCCTAAAACCATCACGATCCGGAGGACCGGTTCTCGTAGGGGGCGTAGTGTCAGGCGGGGGCGTCTTGCGCGGCGGCGCAGCAATAGGAGAGGCAACAAACTTATTCAACTGCGACATGTAGTCTTCAAGATTAGCCGCAACGCCAGCCGGAGCCTGCGGAGTATTAGCTTTAGCAATACGCGCTGTTTCCTCAGCGTAAAGAGCCTCGTCTTTACCGGGAATAAACGGACGCGCCCCAGTAAAAGTTTGTGGATCCTGCTGAAAGTAAGAAGCCGGATAACCCGCATCAATAAATGCTTTCTGCTCGTTCGGGTTTTTCTGCATAAACTCCATCCACCCAGCTTTAGCAGAGTTAGGCTGCGCCTGACTAGGATCAAGCGGCATCAGCTTATAATCTTGGATAGAATTTTGATTAACTCCTACTTCGCCGCCCTCAGCGTAGCCGGGGAAGTCAGGATAATTTTTCTGCCATTCACCGCCAAGAAACCGTCCTTCTTCAGGGTCATAGCCATACGACTCGTAGTACGACGTGTCAATTGGTGAGTCTTTAGGCGGTTTCATTTCAGGAGTAAGCGCACTAAGACCGGCAGAGGTAAGACCTGCCTTTTGAATCATACCTACATTGCCTAGTGTAGCCCCGGCTGCGCCCGTGCCGCCAATACCGCCAAGGCCAGCACCGCCAGTCTTAAAGATTTCCCCAAAACCCCCGCCGATGTTTTTAAAGGCAGAACCAGCGCCTTCAGCCATGCCGGGAACCCGACCAAAAAGAGTTTCAGAAGTGGCTCGTTTTCTAATTTCAGCCTGTGCCGCTTCCTTCATAGCTGCTTGTTTAGCAGCCTCTTGAGCAGCCTGAGTGGCACCTTCTTTAGCAGCGGCGGCAGCGGCTTCTGTGCCAGCCGTTTTAGCCAACTCTCCTACCCCGGCTTTTGCTGCAGCACCCGCACCGGCCAACGCACTGCTAAGTCCCGCACCGCCATACGCGCCAAGTCCTGCCATCAGCCCCTTACCAATGTCACCGGTACGAAGCCCCTCAACGCCACCGACAAGCAAGCCAGCGGTCAACGGGTTGATAAGACCCCCTGTAAGCGGGGTAAGAACCGCACCAATGATGGTTGGCAGAAGACTCTTGAGGAAGTTCGCTTCTACTAGCCCCGTCTCTGGGTTGACCGTCAGGCTACCACCGTGGGCCATAGCCAATGACTGAAGGCCCTTAACTTCATTAGGGGCCATGTGGACCAGCATGCTGTCGCCGTTGCGGCCACGCGAGGCAAGGAGGGAGGCAAGTCCGGCTTCTGAATTCACGTTGCCACCTCGGGCAAAGTTGGTCTGGGGGATTTCCTGCCCCGTCATGGGGTTAATCTGGGCATCGTAGCCCCCGACAACCTCGGTCGGCTGGTTATAGTTAAGCGGCGGCGCGTAGGCGCTGCTATGCATCCCGGCCATCGGATACGAGGGGTTAGGCTGGGGGACAGCCCCGCTTGAGTAAGAATTCTGGTTCATGCCGCCCTCACGGGGTCAATCTGTCTGGATGGTATCATTAACGGCTTATCTCTTCCCAGTCCAAAGAGCCAAACACCTGATCCCCGTTGCTTGCAGCCGTGCAGGCTAGCGTTATCTCATAGGGTGTCGCAGTAAACGGGTTGCGCTCAAGTTGGAACGCAAACAATGCTTCCTTTAAGATGTCAATGCTGTTGGAGCCCTGATTGGAGCCTTGGAAAAACCCCGTCGCCAAGATGCGGCCACCAGTAGAGGAGAACGATGTGCCGGTGATGTTGTACTCAACCCCGGAGTTCGTGCCTGCGCTAACCCATGTTCCGCCCGTTGTGGTACCAGACGCCGCCACTTCCCATTTGTAGTTTGCATTGTTGGTTATGCCCAAAATGGATACCGCCGTCAAGATGGCAATTGCATCCAGTCGAGCGGTTTTAAGGCGGATCGACACGACAGGGTAAAACGTCCCGGCAGTGGTCAACGTCCTCGGACTTGTGATTACGTTACCAGCTGATAACTGAGCGCCGCGCAACTCATAACCGCCCTCCGAAATCACAGTCGAACAGACCTGCTTGAGCGTGCTGGCCCCGGTCGTTGCGGCCACGTTGGTCATCTCGTACCGCAGAGGCAGCGAGGCGGTGGTGATATAGGTGGTGCTGACCAGATTGGCGTGGTCGAAGTTGTGGCACGGAACGAATGCCCCGTTGATGATGAACCCCGTGCGAACAGTACCAAGGCCCAACCACTCGATGTCTATGTACAGAATCTGCGCCTTGGAGGCATCCAAAGTGATACCGGATGGCCCAGTCCCATCAAGAGGGTCTTGATTCCAATTCGCCTGTGCAACGCGGGTGTTGACTACGCTGCCGGTCACGCTACTGCGCTCGACCATGTAGTTGATGGTGCCCTCACGCTCAAAGTAGATGCCGTTGGCCGCACCATAGTAGCCAGCCCGTTGGCGCAGGTTGGCCTTGGCAGTGCCAAACACAAACGTGTTCATCACCAACAGGCTCTTACCCGGCTGGTACGAAAAGACTTTGACAGTCTCTCGGATGATTTGGTCACCGTTGGCAGAACCAACAGTTAGGTCAACCAAGCCTTCATTAGCGTTAAACGTTGCCGCTGCGGTGCCGGTTATGCTGTTGACCCACAGATTGTTGTCCGCATAGCGGTGAGAGGAGTCGAACAGGGTCAGAGGGTTGCTAACCCGCATCCGTCCGAACGCATCCGTAGAGGTTGGAGGGAACGTAACGTTGACCGGGTTGTTCGGGTCCGAGCCGTACGGAGGATAGACTGTAATTGTCATGTGGCTTCACCGCCCGTGATAGTCACCGAGATGCCCGCAGCGCTGCCCTTGATCTGGATCAGGTCGCCCGGAGTCAGGATCTCAGAGCCGGTCCACTGCACGGTCGTGTTGGCATTGATCGGCGCATTGTAGAAAAGCGCATTACTCACGCCCGCCGTGCCGTCCTTCGGGATCAAGTGAACGTAAAAACGCAGCGTGCCCGACGTCGTGTTGCAGATATCAATGTTCTTGACGTAGGTACGCGTCAAGGAAGGCGTCGTATAGATGGTGACGTACGAAGTGGTCGTCTCGGCCTGAGCCAAGCGGTTGCCGACTATGTTCTGAAAAGCCATTAGAACGACCCCTCGCCAAGCCAGCACAGCACGGATAGGCTGTTAAGCTTCTGGATCAGCTCCTGCGTGTTGCCGTCTACTTGGTTGAAGTAGATACGCAGTTGGTTGTTTAGCTGGTCCTGATACCGCTGCTGGTAGTCAACCGGAGCAACGGCAAGGTTTGAGGCTTTAGAGGGGCGAGTTTCGATCATTACCGTCTCCCATCCGGCCTGATATCAAGGCGCATCATGCCCATCTGCCACGCCACGCCGATGTCGGCTGAGGACATACGGAAGGACATCTGACGGCCCCGCACGCGGGTATAGACCTGACCGGTGTAAAGCTCAATCGGGAACGACTGCGTTTCAGTCACGGTCGGCGTATTAGCCGCAGAGTAGGCACTGCCCGAGTTCTGTCGCGGCTTGACGGTCAGCGTCACGGACGGCGTGTTCGAGTTAGACCCGTTGAAGGTCAAGTCAGGCAGCATGCGCCAGATGTACCCGAAGCTCTGCCCGTCTTGGATGTCGAAGTCCGAAGTCTCGATGTAGGCTGCAATCGGCAGGATCTCGCTTGTCGAACGGTCGTCGTTCCCGTTCTCGTGGTTCATGACCTGATTGGGCACGCTATAGGACACAGTGCTATAGGCGATGTGGGACGTTGCAGCAGTCCCGTCGTACCCACGCGTACATCCGGTCAACGA